CCTTTTGTCGGAATCGGATAAGTCATGCGCGGTTGCCACTTATATGACAAAGTAGGAACATGGCGATCTTTAACAAAACCCGTAAAGCAGCAATAAGCCCAGCGCCTAGCGTGGCAGCTGCGGTCGCTGGCGGTTACACAAGTAACGCGCAAGGCGTAAGCATGATCGGCCAGTATTACAGTTACCAAGAAGGCGAAGCGCGCAATCGCGCGATCAGCGTTCCAACGATTAACCGCGCTCGAGATTTAATGGCATCAGTAATTGGCTCAATGCCATTGCGCTCATACAACGAGTTTTGGAACGGCGAAAAAATGGAACGCATTTACATTGCGCCACGTTCATGGATGCGCCGACCAGACCCAACCGTGTCCGCACAATTTCTCTTTAGTTGGACACTTGATGACCTCATGATGTTTGGCAGAGCGTTTTGGTACATCACATCGCGCACCGCTGACGGCTACCCTGCCACGTTTACTCGACTGCCAGCAGGATCAATTACTACGACCGACATGGTTGGCCCTGTGTGGTTTGCTCCGTCCAAAGAAGTGTATTTCAACGGTGGCATGCTTGACCCTGTAAACCTTGTGCAATTCTTGTCGCCAGCGCAAGGAATGATTTATTCCGCACCTGGCGCAATTGAAACCGCGCTAAAACTTGAAGCAGCTCGCAATCGCAACGCATCGTCAAGCATCCCTGCCGGCGTACTCAAACAGACAGGTGGCGAGCCGTTGAGCGCGCAAGAATTGGCTGATTTGGCTAGCGCGTTTAATGCCGCTCGAGCAACCAACCAAACCGCCGCGCTTAACGAGTATTTGACATACACGGAAACAAACAGCACCCCAGACAAGATGCTGTTAATTGAAGCATCGCAATATCAGGCGCTTGAAATGTCACGTCTGGCAAATGTTCCGCCGTATTTGGTGGGCGTTGCGACTGGCGCTTACTCGTACCAGTCATCACAGCAGGCACGCGCCGATCTTTACTTGTTCGGTGTCAAGTTGTATGCAGATGCAATCGCTGGCGCGTTATCAATGGACAACGTGCTACCGCGCGGAACCTATGTTGAGTTTGATGCAGATGAATACCTAGAAGAAAACTTTATGGCCGATCGCATGGACGATGAAGAAGTAGTTGTAAGAGAAAACACACAAGAGGAGTTAGCACGATGATTAAGTTAATTGCAGGCGATTTTACGCTTGACGCCGCTAAAGGCGACGCACCACGACGCACGATCAGCGGAGTAGCTGTCCCATACAACGTGCCGGCAACAGTCTCGGACGGCACAGCTGTAATCTTCCGCCCAGGCTCATTGCCAGTCGAGGGCAAAGCACCGCGCCTGTTCATGTACCACGATGCCTCTATGCCAGTAGGCGTTGTCACGGAGCGCGCAGAAACCGAAGAAGGCATGATGTTCAGCGCCAAGATCAGCGCCACCAGCCTTGGTAACGATGCCCTTGTTATGGCCATTGACGGCACGATTGACCAAGTATCCGTTGGCGTAAATCCGACCAAGTTTTCGTATGACGAAGAAGGCACAATGATCATTGAGTCAGCCGACTGGATGGAATTGTCGCTAGTCCCGATTGGCGCTTTTGGCGATGCCGCAAACATCACCAAAGTTGCAGCGAGTATCCACCAAGAGCCCGAAGAAGTAGTGTTAAATGAAGAAGTAACCCCAGTAGAGGAGAAACCAGAAATGTCCGAAGTAAACGAAACCGCAGTTGAGGCAACCATCCCTACTGCACCAATTTATGCACAGGCCAAGCGCAAATTTGATTTGCCAACACCAGGCGAATACCTCGCAGCAATGCACATTGGCGGAGAAACTTTCCGCAATGTTGCAGCAGCCGCACGCGAGTTCGCAATCTCAAAGCAGTCAGCACTTCAAGCAGCTGCAGGCGATGTACTGACCACGGACACACCTGGTCTTTTGCCAGTACCAGTCCTCGGGCCAGTATTTGATGACTTGAACTACATCCGTCCAGTAGTTACGGCAGTTGGCGCTCGCGCAATGCCAGACGGCGGACAATCAAAGACATGGATTCGCCCAACTTGGACGACCCACACCTCAGTAGGTTCACAATCAGAACTTGGTTCAGCATCAGCAACTACGCCAGTAATCGCGTCAAATGTTGTTACCAAGACCACGCTTGCCGGTCAAGTTACTTTGTCAGTACAAGACATCGACTTCACTTCACCTGCAGCAATGGAAATCATTTTGCGAGACCTCGCAGGCCAATACATGTTGCAATCAGACGCAGTCGCATGTAACGCAATCCTCGCAGGCGACACCGCATCAGGTTCAACCTGGACAGTTACAGCTGACAACCCAACATCGTTGATCGCAGCATTGTACGACGCAGCAACCGACATCCTCACCGCAACCAACTTCCTGCCTGACCACATTTTCGTCAGTCCAGACGTATGGAAAAAAATGGGCAGTCAGTTGGACGGAGACAAGCGACCAATTTTCCCATACACCGGCGCAGCAGGACTCATGGGCATCAACGGACTCGGCACAGGCGGCGTAACACAAATGAACACGTTTAACCCATTGGGCTTGAACTTGGTCGTTGACCGCGCATTTGCCGATAACACCATGGTTGTAGCACGCGGATCTGCGATAGAATTCTACGAGCAAGTTCGTGGAATCATGTCAGTAGAAGTACCTGCAACCTTGGGTCGCACATTCTCCTACTACGGCTACGTCTCAACCTTCATCGCAGACGGCGATCAGGTTAAGTCAATCGCAATCGCCTAGTCGAGAGCGGAGCATCCGCTCATGGCAACATACACAGTTACCAACAAGTATCTGATTGATGACTTTGCCGTACTGCAACTCCTGACCCCCAGCGAGATTGCAGTCGGCCAGTCAATCACGGTCGCAGGCGTTGACGCCACATTTAACGGAACTTACTCTGTGCGCGCATTGCCACAGTATTTGTTTATTGGCGTTGACACCGAAGGCGATCTGCTTTACGACTACCAGATGCCGATTGCAGATCAGGTGCTTTACGCTAAAACCGCTACCAATGTTGAGCGCACCGCCGCGTCTGGCACCGTCTCGTATGACCCTGTTTGCACGTGGGTGACAGCTGCGCAAGTTGCGACATACTTGGGCATCAACATTCCTAACCCGTCAGACGATTACACGTTGCTTACGCAATCGGTGTCGGCTGGCAATCAGTTCTGTTATCGCAGAAGGCAGGAGTCCTCGTATATTGACTCCCTAACGACTTCACCAGGTGGCGATGCAACATTGGGCACTTTGATGTATTGCGCCGCTCTGTGGCGCTCTAGAGGGTCAATAGAGGCAACCTACGCCACGTTCGACGGCATGGGTTCGGCACCACAGCAAAACCTGACCCCGATCGTCAAGCAGCTGCTTGGCATCCCTCGTCCAGCGGTTGCCTGATGTCTTACACCGACCTGTTTAACGAAGCGATTGATGACGTCACAGCAACGCTGACCGCGGTCTCTGGTCTGCGTGTTGTAAACGACCCAACAAAACTTGCACCTAATTGCGTCTACCTTGACGCGCCAAACTTCACCACGTTCGCTGGCAACGGCAACATTGTGCGCCTTGAGTTTCCGATCAAGGTCATTGGCTCTGGCCCTGCAGGTCTGCCGGTGCTTCGATCAATCTTGAGCATCGTGGCAACCGTGCTTGCCTCGCCGATTATTTTGATGGCTGGCCGTCCGTCAAGCCTTGAGATCGGTGGCGCGTTGTACCCGTGTTACGACCTTGATTGCGCGATAGAAGCCCAGACCGCATAATCCACAACTACCGAATACAAATCATCTACTATCAGATCAGAACTTAAGGAGCAAACATGCCAGCATCAACTTACCTCTCGAATCCAAAAGTCCAAGTCGGAGCTGCTATCGGCACCATTGCGGATATTAGCGATGACACCGTTGCAGCAACCTTGACGGTTACTGCGGAAGCTCTTGAAGATACGGCATTTGGCCAGACATCCCGCACCATGACCTCAGGCCTCTTTTCAAATAGTTTGACCCTGACCGTGTTTGCATCATTTGCTGCAAGTCAGACTTACGCAACTTTGTACCCATTGCTCGGCACTAAGTGCGTTGTAAAAGTAAACCCAACTGCATCTGCAGACGGCGCAACAAACCCTGGCTTCATTTTGACTGACACCTACCTTGCATCAATTCCTGTAATCAATGCAACTCTTGGCGAGTTGTCACAATGGGATATCGAGTTTCAAGGCGGAACTTTTAGCGTTGACGTCACACCGTAACTAACGGCTCCAAGCCGACATAGGAGAACAAATGAAAATCAAGTTGCAAATAAAGCGCACGCCTGACAGCGCAATTGAGTATTACTACACAAATTTGTTTGTAATCACCGAATGGGAAAAGCACGACCGCGGTCGCGTTGGCAATTTGGCAAATGACTACAAAACTGGCGACATTGTCGCTTGGATGTATTACATCCTAAAAATGCGCGGGGAACAGTTGCCAGATACTTGGAGCGAATGGCTTAAACAAAATCCAGAAATGGAAATTAGTCACGTATTGGATGAGACCGACCCAAACCCTACGGACGCGGCACCTACCGCCGCCAGCTAGCAGAAGTGTTGGTCGCGGTCGGTTGGTGGCCTAGCGACATTGCGTTTGACTCACGGGACTTGGCAACTGTCATTAAAGTGCTTAACGAGGCAAATAAAAAACGGAGATGACGTGGCGGGAGTATCGGCAAAGATTGAGGTCGTCGGGCTTAAGGATGCTTTAAAGACCCTAAACAAGATTGACAAGTCTTTGCGCCGTGAAATCACCAAGGATTACAAACGCATTGTTAAACCTGTAATTGACGATGCCAATGCTCTTGTTCCTAGTGGCGTCCCTTTGTCGGGTATGTCGCGCAATTGGAAAACACGGTCAGGGTTTCAGCTGTTGCCGTGGGTGCCTGGTATGAAGCAAAAGATTGCAGCCAAGATCAATACTCGAGCAGTCAAGGAATACCAAGGAAACACTACAAATGTCGGCACATTTAGCATTCAATGGAAGGGTGCTACCGGCACAATGTTTGACACGTCCATGGCTGGCTCATTGGGTCGCGCGCTAACTGCACGCTATGGCAGTCGTTCGCGAGTAATGTGGAAAGCATACGAGCAACGCCAAACTGATGTCATGTCCGAGATGGAGCAACTGGTCAAGCGCGTCATGGATGAAGCGAACAGAGAGACCGCGTAATGGCAATTAATATCCCGATAATTTCAGAGTTCACGGACACGGGCGTCAAAAAAGCCATTGCCCAATTTCGCCAACTAGAAAAAACGTCGGATAAAGCGCAATTCGCTATTAAGAAGGCTGCAGTCCCAGCAGCTGCGGCGCTTGGCGGTTTAGCCGTTGCGCTAGGTGATGCTACACGTGCAGCAATGGAAGACCAGCAGGAGCAGGCGGCTTTAGCGCTTACTTTGCAGAATGTGACTGGCGCGGGCAAAGCACAGACCGCTCAAGTTGAGGAACAAATTAGCGCAATGTCTCGAGCGTCTGGCATTGCTGACACCGAATATCGCAAATCGCTTGAGGCACTTGTGCGCGGTACCAAAGATGTTGACCTTGCCATGAAAGACATGAACCTTGTCATGGATATCAGCACGGCGCTACAGATGGACAGCACGACGGTCGCCGATGCATTAGCCAAGGCATATCAAGGCAACTTTAAGGCGCTGCGATCATTAAGCCCAGAAATGGCAACAATGATTAAAGAAGGCGCAACCCTTGAGCAAGTCATGGATGTGCTAGGTGGAACCTTTGGTGGCGCAGTAGCAAAAAACGCTGAAACCGCTGCAGGAAAAATGGCGATCTTTAAGAATTCAATTGCCGAAACTAAAGAAGGAATTGGCGCTGCGTTTTTGCCTGTGCTTGAGGAAGTTTTGCCTTATATGCAAAAGTTTGCTGATTGGGCACAAAAAAACCCAGAAGTGTTTACTCGAATTGCTATGACCATCGGCGCAATTGCCGCCGCCGTAGTTGCGTTAAACATTGCTTTGGCTACTAATCCTTTTATTTTGGCGACAGCCGCGGTAATCGGATTGGCTGTTGCGTTTAACAAACTTGTAGATGCAGCTGAGCGAATTAACAGCATTGGTGGTCTTGCAGCACGAATCCTTGGCGGACTAGCCATGCCAATTGTTGGCAACGTGGCAAACATTCTTGAAGGATTGCCAAACTTGTCAAACCTCATTCCTGGCGGTACCGAGCCAACACGACCAACACCTGGACGCGGTGGCATTCCGCGCATGGCCGAGGGTGGAATTGTCAGCTCCCCTACTCTTGCCCTGATTGGTGAGGCAGGCCCAGAAGCCGTTGTGCCGTTAGATCGCTTAAATAGTGGCGGGGGAGTGACTATAAACGTCACAGGCGGTCTTGCTACAAGCGCAGAGATTGGTGAGTCGGTTGTTAACGCTTTGCGCGCCTATTCGCGTTCCGCTGGGCCGTTGCAGTTGCAGGTGGCGTAATGCCGGGCGTGGCAGTTGTTGATTCAGGCAACTATGACCTGCAAATCGCAACAGGGTTTCAGGTTGACGCGTTTGTGCTTGATGACGCGCTAAAAGGTGTATTAGATAACACCGAATATGTGCTTGACGGCACCACCGAATTTGCCGATGTTATGGACTCGACTGTCAGCATTAACGTGCGGCGCGGTCGCCGTGATGTGGGCGATCAGTTCAGCGCTGGCACAATGACATTCACCATCCAAGACGTGACAGGGGTATTTAATCCGTTTGATCAGAACTCGCCCTATTGGGACACCCCGCAAGCAAAGCCAGGGCTTGCACCATTGCGCGAAGTGCGATTAATCCGTTACAGCTCAACCGATGTGCCCGAGTCGATCTTTTCTGGTTTCGTTATCAATTATGACTACAATTTTGCGCTCGGAGGTCTCGACAGCGTGACCGTGTATTGCGCTGATCAGTTTTACCTACTTGCGCAAACCTACTTAGACGAACTAAACGTCACCGCCGAAACATCGGGCGAACGCATTGAAACCGTCCTAGATCTGCCAGAAGTTGACTTTCCAGCAGGCTCTCGAAGCATCGCCACAGGCACCGTAAACCTTGGCCACGACGCTGCATACACCGTGCCGGCAGGAACAAACGTTTTGCAGTATCTAACGCAAATTAACGACACCGCCGAGTTTGGGCGTTTGTTTATGTCACGCGATGGAGTGCTTACATTCCAAAACCGTATTGGCAACACGCTCTCTGCATCGGTAGCCGATTTTCATGACGACGGAACCAATTTTAAATATGACGGCGTGGGCATTAGTTTTGAGGCTGACTCTGTGATCAACAGATCGGTGCTGACAGCTCTTGATGGCAAAACGGCAATCGCAACCGATGCAGGTTCTATTGCTACATATTTTATTCAGACATCAAGCATTACAAACAGCCTGCTTCATGTGCAGGGAGAGATTGACACCGCAGCGTCCTATCTGCTTAACCCAGAACCAGAAGCCCGATACACGTCCGTGGCAACCAAATATCTGATGCTGACCACAGCACAAAAAGACAGCCTGGCAACAGTTGATATTGGCGACACGATCAGCGTAGAAAAGTCGTTCCCTAGCGGTACTGGCACAACCCAGTTGGCTCAAGAGCTGTCAGTTGAGGGCATCGAGCATCGGCTGGATTTCAGCACAGGCCACAGCGTCCTGTACAGCACCGCGCCGACCACGATCGTGTTTGAGCTGATATTGGATGATTTGATCTATGGCGTACTTGACGCCGAAAATGTTTTAGGATAAGGAGCACTTATGGGAGTTAACGCACAAACCGCCGTACCAGCCTTTGTTGCTGGGGAAGTTCTGACCGCTGCGGAGATGACGCAGATCAACACAGGCATACCAGTATTTGCCACAACCGTGACCCGTGATGCCGCGTTTGGTGGCTCGGGCGAAAAGGTTTTGGCACAGGGCCAAACTTGCTACATCGAAGCAACTTCTAGTTATCAAACATATAACGGTTCGTCTTGGGTCAC